TCATTTTCTTGTAATTCGTTTACAAAAACTTCACCTCTATTTTTAGTTTGTACTTTTTGATTACCATATAATGTAATCTGTCTACCATCTTCCAATTCCAATGTATACTCTTTAAGTTCCTTTTTATAATACTTATTACCGATATCAGCCGTAAACTTAATTAACTGCTGCCCGGTACTGGTAATAGCTACTGCATTATCCGGATCAAAGAATCTAAAACCTGCATTACCTAATACTCCATAGAATGAATTCAATAAGATCTTTGTAACTAATTGTAAACGATCGTAATATTCTGCCTTATCAGCATCACCTTCCTTCTCAAACTTCTTCTTAAGGTTTTTATAATCGACACGTTCTTGAAACCATTTTTCTAGAATAGTTGGAATAAAACCTTTTTCATTCATTGTATAGACAACACCGTTAGCTGCAATTGACATGTTATTAGTTTGTAAATAACTACGTAACTCCTCACTAGTAGCCCAACCATGTTCGCCCATACTATAATGTACACCGGTATTTTTTACATAGGCATGTCCGTCAAATTTATCTAACTTACCTACTTTTGTTTCCGGAGATACATTAAGTGTCATAATGATACTAGGATACAACGATGTTAAGTCAAGGTCATATATCCATTTGTAACGACCCGGATTAGGGTCTTTAACATAGGCTCCTAACAATTCTAACGGTTCATCTGATTCACGACGTTTCTTACTCGGAGCTACTAAATCTAATCGTTTCAAAAAGGTTAATGATGCTCCATCTAAGTATCGAGTTGAAAAATAAACATCTTCATATGGTACATGGCCTTTATGACATATACCTCGTGCCAGATCAAGTAATTTCATTTTTTGATCTAACTCTACAACCAGATCAACGTCATTCAAGTTATACTCAACATACTTATTGATATCAGTTCGCATTAAATCGTCTAAGTTACCGTCGTATTTAATTTTACCTTTACCTAATTCTTTCTGTGATATAGCTTCCAATGAATAACTTGATTGCTCAGAATACGTAAAGTTCTTATAAAGACCCATATAATCTAAACAAGATACTCCGGCAATCTTATAACGATCCCTATGCTTGAGCCAGATGACATCACTAATAGGTGATAAGGTTTTTGCTTTCCTTTCTCCTACAACCTTTACCATTCGATTGTAAAGATATGGAATATCGAAAAAGTCAATGTTCCATCCAGTTATAATTGTAGGTGCTATTTCAGCATACTTCATTAAGAATCGATTCAATAACTCATATTCATCGCTACATGAATAAACTACATTAGTAGTCTCTACAATACCTTTAGGATCTAAAATCCAAACAAAGTGCTGATCACCTGCTTGATCATATATTGCAATTGATGTTATTGGATTCTCTGCATTCTCTGTAGTAGGAAAGCCCGTTGAAATATCAACCTCAATATCTAAAAATATTGTTCTATGACCTACCGATAAATCATCTGAATCACTATACATATCAATCAATGTACGTACTTCTGGATTGATATCACTTTCATATAAACTAGGATCGCCTGGTTCGAAGTCTGTTATCTTAGTTAGCTTTGTACCATCTAATGCCGTATATTCTCCGTAATTAGACTTTGCATATGCATACGGTTTATACTTAATCTTTATATGTCCTTTTACATCGTCCCAGATGTGTACAGTATTATCCGTACGTCTAAATGCAACTGCTTGATACATATTAACCTTGTTTTGGTATACTGTAAATATTTCTATAATTTCTTTTTAGGCCATTGTCATCAAAGCCGTATCCGATTAGCCAGTCATCTCCTATTTCAAAACAGAAATGATCTACATCAAACGGATTACCTTTTCTATGTACCAATGTAACTATCTTAACATCAACTGGAACGCGACTGTATACTCTTTGAAGTATTTCGATCATAGTAGCTCCAGTCTCAACAATGTCTTCAATAATATAAACCCTTTTTCCTTTAAGGTCGACCTCTATGTCTTTAGTAAAGGTTACGCCTCCGGAATTGTCTTGTCCATGATATGACTTAGGTCTAATAAAATCTACTTCACATTCTGTACCCATATCTTTTACTAAATCGGAAAAGAATAAGAATGATCCGTTAAGGACACAGATTAGTACAGGCGGTAATGAGTTACCACTATTTTTATGTTCTTCAGATATTTTATGAGCCATCGCTCTAACACGACGCTCTATTTTATACTCAGGAATTAATATTTCCATAACTTTTTTTATTTTAAAATAAATAATTTTTTATAAATTTCCAAATTTATATTCATAGATAGTTTTTATCCAATATATCAATGACTCCATGGACCTGTCACTTTTCATTTGATTTAAATCTTTATGAATCCATTGTATATTATCATATGTATATCCCTTATCATTATTAATTCTATCTAACGATGCTGTAGTTTTTTCATGGACAACTTTTGATGAGATTCCAATCTCCTGGCCTCGTAATACTATATCAACCCCAGAAAGTGCACATTTACCATTTTGCTGTAAATATTTATTCCAAGCATCCTCGATTGTAATAGATAATTCTAACTTTCGGCTATTAGCTCCTTGGCATATTCTGCGCCAATGATCACCTGATAAATCGCCATATCCTTTCCAATTAGAATTAAATCTTATACGACGTTGCTCAATATCAGAAAACTGTTTTTTAGCATCTTTTTGTCGCTGAATTCGTAATTTATTTGCAGTCTCAATGCCATATCGTTGCTCATATGTTTTACCTAACGATGCTATTGATATTTGATTTCTTAATTCGACATCAACCATTTCAGCATTGGGATATATCTGCATATATTCATTACATGTAATATTATGCCGTTTTAAATGTGTATTGGATATACGCTTAAATTGCTTATTACAAATCATACAATGTATCATATTTTCTTTTTATTATAAATATGCGTACATCGTTAACAAACTTAATTAGATAATGATAAATTAATGTTTATTGTATGTATTTGATAATTCAATATTTTTATAAAATTCAGCACGAGATGCCGGATCGTTTAAAAATGCGCCTGATAATTTAGTTGTCTGCATAGATGCTCCAATATGTTTAACACCACGGCATTGTACACAGTTATGAGTCGCGTTAATCATTACAGCTACACCCTTATTATTTTCAATAACAACGTTTATAGCGGTATGTATAGCTACGGTAAGTTGTTCTTGGATTGCACCTCGTCTTCCAAAATGCTCAACGATACGATTAAGTTTACTTAAACCTACAACCTTTCCATTCTCGCCAGGAATATAAGCGATACTTACATTACCCATAATAGTCTCATGATGATGACTACACATTGATGTGACAGGTATATTACTCTCTTGAACTATACCGTCATACCCATCACTTGGAAATGCTGTAATCTCCGGAGCTGGATTGAAACGACCTGCCCATAAATCATTTACGTATGCTTTAGCAACTCGTCTAGGAGTATCATTTGAGTTAGGATCGTTTTCCCAATCTACGCCTAATGCAGTTAGAAACTCTCCAAAAGCTTTTGCGGCCTTTTCAATAATACCTTGCTTTTCTTCTCGAGATAGTTTAGCATCAGGTCCTTCAATCAATTGTTTATCTGCCAATTGCTTTGAAATACCGTTTGCAAAACCACCATGTACTGTTTCGATAGTACCATCAATTTTTGTCTTTTGTCCCATGTTATTTATTATTTACCATTGCAATTTCTGATTCTCGAACTAACAAATATTCTTCATCGTCGATTTTAATACGGCTTGAAGTTTCTGTTTTATGTATCATAACTTCATCACCTTCTTTTACGGTCATTGGAATTGTATCACCTGTTTGAGTAAACAATCCATTACCGACAGCAACTACATCTGCATAGACATAATCGCCTTCCATATCATTCATTAGCATAATACCGCTAACTGACTTTTCAACTTTTTCTCGTTCTTTCAATAAGACACGATCTCCTAATGGTTTCATTTTCATAACTATTCCTTTATACTGCTCGTTTTGTATCATATGCTATAATGTGATCTCTACCTGACATATTATATCCATGCTCTGCACATAATTCAAATACCAATGGATACATTTTAATCAATTCCTCTCTACTATCACCTGCAGGCATAATATAAGTTTTTTCTTTTGGAATTCCTAATTCTATACGAAAATTTTCTATTTCTTCCAAACCTTCTGCAGTGCCATCCCATACTGGCTTGTAATGATAATCTGTATGATAATCAATCATATCACGTATAGCTTCTTTATTAAGTCTGTACTTGTTATGTTGATCTACAAACTTTTGATCCACCGTTTTACCATTCGGAGTTTTGATGCCGACGCGTGGTATACTATTAGTAAACTTTGGAGAGAGCGAAACCAAACCCAATGGATAATCTGTTTTAACATAATGAGAACCTTCTGTTTCTATAGTAATAATTATGCCACGTTCATTTGCAAAATGCGTCAATTCGTTAATTAATGCGGGTTGCATTGTAGGCGAACCCCCAGTTAACATCATTTCTTTTACATGAGGATTATCATCATATATTTTTATGATATCATTGAAAGTAAATTTACCCTTCTCTGGATGTATTGAACTGTACCAGCTATCACACCATCCGCCTTCTCCAAACCAACATCGATGAGTACATCCAGTAACTCGTATTGCAATTGTAGGTCTTCCAAATCGACTACCTTCAGATTGTACACATCGATACAATTCATTGATAGGTAAAACTTTATTGTAATCTTCTATTCTTCCTAGTTTCATATTTCTTCGTATATTGAACTATTGTTATCATTTTCAAAACATTCTACTTTAATACATTTGCAACGGCCTGCATCTGTTTTAGATAGTACATCATTGAAGTGTTCATAAACCATTCTAGCAGCACTTTCTGCTCCTATCTTATCCATGATAACTAACTTACACAAACCTTCCATTTGCATTGTTTGAAATAAATCTAAATACGGATCGTCTTTTTCAATTAACATTGTATGATCCCATTTATCATTCATCCAATCTTTTAGACCATTGCCTTGCGGGGGAGCTTTGAATCCACCGTAGTCGACAATCCAATTCATATCATCTAACTGGTTATCAATATCTGGTTCATTGCTAGCAAACCATACTTTAAACTTTAAAGCATAACCGTGCAATAATTGACAATGAGAATGTTGTGCTTTCCATTGTCTAATAGCTACTGAGTAGTTTTCAAATAATTTAGTTGATACGTATCTTGTTGCCATATTATCCTTTATTATAAAAATCTATTACTTGCTGTTTTGATTTAACTCCGCCGAATCTATCTATCTCAACGCCATCTTCATTTACTAGGATTACAGTCGGAACACTCTTAATATGAAATGAATTAGTTTCTAACGCATCGATATCAACATCGTATTTAGTTACTGGTAATTCATTTGCTATTTCGTCCATTAATGGCCCAAACATTTTGCAAGGACCACACCATGATGCACTAAAATAAAGTAATGTCTTCATGTTACGAATTATAAGTCCATGCTAAATAATACTTTCTACCGTGCAATAAATGCGTACCCATGTAAGCATAATCATCAGAAAATTCTAACATGTAATTTACCATAGTGTTGTAATCATTGAATATTGTAAAGTTACAAGCACCTGGGAACAATGATTGAAATGATTTACCTGATTGTTTATATGAACGATCTGTAACCGTTTCATACAACATAGACTTTAAATAGTCTTGATCACAAAAAGCTAGCTTTCGTAGTTCGAAAGCAAATTCTACATCTTTAAACTTTATCATATAACTTATTTTTAATGTTATCTAAATATAATAACATTCTTCTATAAATCCAAATAATTTATTATTTTTTTTCATCTTGATTGTAAAAATAATATGGTGAATTTCCGTAACTACGATCTATATCTTCACTTTGCAATTGATCTTTATATACAGATAATCTAGGCGGATTGTCTTTATTATATGGTACAATGTAATCAGCATTATGCCATCTAAGTAAATTATTAGGCTGTGCTGTAAAATTACCATCATCCAATCGTATAAACTGATAACATTTAGAATCTGGGTCGTTTGAGTATCCTACGTTGAGTTCGTTTAAATCTCCTTCATAGTCATCGATAGTACATATATATGTACCAGATCTCCATTTTTTATCACGGCCGTGTACATCTACACGTTTATTTTGTAAAAAGGCAAATGTAGTGATTGCAATATTATTTGACTGACAGTCCCATGTCTGTAATGTTTGTAATCTAATAGATTCGTTTTCTGATATAATATCGTATTCATCTTTATGGCAAAACGCACTTATTGGCATATTCCAAAATATTGCGCCCATGTTAGATAAAAAATGGAAATGTAACGGACGATTTAACATTGATTTGACACCAAATATATAACCAAATGTTATACCAGTACCGTCCTTTTTAATATACTTATCACGTATATAGCATGCAGTATACGGTAAATTAGCATTTAATTGTGCCATCTATTCCTTATCATATGGACAATGTCGACAACCATTTGTACAACAATATCCTCGTTTACGAAGAAAGTGGGCGGTGAATACTACTCGCCCTCTCTCATCTGTATAATAATCTTTAAGTGTTTCTTGCAAATGCAATTGTGATATCCAATCGTCTTGTCGCATTACTTTTTAATGTTAGCTAATTTAACCAAACGATCCTTGACAGATTCTACTAATGCCCCAGACTTTTGAACTGAATCTTTTATGTCTGATTGCTTTGGTTGGTCAAAGTTAACGTCACCCTGCTTCATTAACTCGCCCCATTTTTCAGAACCACTTTTACCTGGTTGAGGCATTGAATCTCTTGTAGGAGCCCATGACTTAGGTTTTGATTTTGAAATCATAGTACGTACATTCGATGCAATATGTTGAGCAATTTCATTGTCAGATGTAAATCCGTATTTACTCCATACCTTACGTGCCTTGTCATTTAAATTAGCTTCAACATAGTCATATACATCTTGATCTGTATACTTAAGTAAATTACCACCGCTTTCATCAGCTGGTATTGTTTTACTCTGGCCCACGTCCGCTGCAATTGCAGTATGTACTACTTTAAGAATTTGATCTGGAGGTAATTTTCCGGTAATGTTTAACGCAGGTATTGTAGCATCCGGGTTTACGGCGTACACTGTTGACCATCTATGATGCCCGTCCAAAACATATTCGTTGTTATAAATAATAATAGGATCAGGAAACCAAGCAGTACCTTTTAAAAATCCGTTTAACGAACCAAACTTATCAGTTAAACTATTTAATAAACTATCTACAGCACCTATTTCATTTTGAGTAGGTTTCAAGTGTTTAGCCGATGGATTAGTACCCGTAACAGAAAAACGTTCATCCGCCTTTCCTTTGTTATCAGTTTGTCCGGCTTTCAATACCGCTGCTACTCTTGGATCTGTTGCATATTTTTGTAGTGTAGATACATAGTCTTCAACAGTACCTGTATTAAATTTATCTGATAAATCTGCTAATTTATCATCGACTTCATCTTCTTTAAGAATTGATTTTACTAGTGATGTAAGTTTCATTTAATGTCCTTTAATATTCTCAATATAACATCATCGGCTTTATTACTATACTTACGTTTCATGTATCGCATAATATCATCGACATCTGAACCTTTTAGTGTAAATCTAGCATTTAATACAGTATCAAAACGCTTAATAGCCTCAATGTCACCCTCATCTTCTAAATCAGATAATAAATCTTCTAGCCAGTCTAAGTATGCTTCGACAAAAACATCAGGGCCGACTTCTTTAATTTTATCATCAATTGTATTTTCGATGAGAAGTGATTTTACTAGAGGTGTAAGTTTCATTTAAAAGCCTTTTATTTATAATAAATATTAGGCAATAAGCACTTCACAAGCTCCGCCGGCACAGGCAACTTCACCTTTTAAATCAGTATCATCGTCTAACTCAACAATACGAGATAAATCAATTTCATTGAGTGAAGTCATCAATTCTTCAAAACGCTCTTTTGAAATATCTTCAAACGGAGCTTGTTTATATGTTCCGCCGTCATATGGTAATACAGACAATCCATTATAGAACTCACGATTCTCCCACATCCATTGGCCTGCCGCATCCCATTCATGATCACGTAATGATACTGTAGCTGAAATGTTATGTGTATTACTTCCGTTACGGTGTCCAGGACGAACCCATTCTTGAGTTACGCGCTTAATACGATCTAACAACTGGAATGGTGATTCTGTTCTTAATATTGCATTTGCCGGAGCTTTTTGCGGGATACTAATTACTGCAGTATCATGCGGACGGAAATATTCGTCTTCAATTAATTCCGGATGATTGATTGCTAAATAAGTGTAAATGGCTTCGTTCTTGCCTACTCTAATTCTACGAACATAGTAATCGTTATGCCATGCATGAATACCGGAACTAGTTCCTAATGTCAATGATGTTGTCCCTGCAGGCTTAACTGTTGTTGTACGTGCTGATTTATTAATTCCAATTGCAGTTGCTACTCGATCATTTTCATCTTTAACTACCTTAGCAGCTTCTTTCATGTTATAATTTAACACAGTACCAGAGCCAATACCTGTCATTGATACTCCAATCAACGCATCCTTTTCAGTTGTACGCTTCCAAATTGGACGTAGATAATGAAAGTCTGTATATCCTGCTTGAAGTGTTCCAATGAACGCAGCTGCTTTTATTCTAGCATTTAAATCTTCTTGGCTTTCAATATCCGATACATTTACCTCACATAGGTTACAGAATTGGAATGGACGTAATGCTATTTCACAACATGGATTAGTTCCCCAATCCTTATCGTTACTTAAATAGATACCAGGCTCGCCTGCTCCAGATAATTCAACTCGCTTCCATAAATCTAAAAAGAATTCTTTTGTAATCTTATGACGCATCAATACCGCTGAATTATTTGCACGACCTCTTTGTGGATTCAATTCCCACCAAGCGCCTGACTTACATGAAATCATTTCTTCATCATCAGCAGAAAAAAGACTAATAAGAGCTGCTCTACGAATACCGCCGGCCAACACTGCATCCGCAACGTGGCAAACAATATCATGGACTTCCAAAGGTGATAATTTGTCTCCATCTTGTTTTTCATTTAATATACCTTCTATTTTTACTAAACACTCACGTAATGGTTGAGGTCCTGGTGCTTTACCGCCTGATGTAACTAATCTAGAACCTTTTGCTCTAATATCAGAAAAATCAAATTTAAGTTTAGACCCGCCATAAAAGTAAGACTTCATCAATGCTTTAACTGCATCTGCCCAACCTTCAATACTATCTGCAATAAGGAATCTACGATCACGATCGATACTTGGCTTACGAATTTCTGGTAATGCATCTACATGATGTCTCTGCACGGAATAACCTACTCCAGTACCACCTAACAATAAAAACATTACTTCACCAAATGCTCTCCAATCGTCAATAGGAAGATAAGCACAGTTATAAATACGATTAGGACTAATTTCAATTGGCTTACCACCGAATTGCAAACTACGCATTGAAGGCAATACTTTTTTATCGTATACAAACTTATACGCCTCAACAATCTCCCCGCCTAAGCTCGGATACTTTTTGATGTGCATGTTCATATTTCTTGTTACAAGCTCGCTCCATGTTTCACGTCTTTGTTTTTCAGGTCGATACTTTGCGTACTTCATGTGTACGGTAATAGCCGACAAAATGCGGTTTGAAATGTCCATAATTTAATTCCTAAATATTTTGTATGAGTAAATATACGTTATAACTTTTTGTAGTAAAACAACGTATTTTTCTAATAAATATACAGTCAATTGATATACATCACTGCTTTTGATTAATTTATCTTAAAGTTTTTACTCAAAGTCGTTGTTGTTAATTTCTTTATATTTTTGAGTTAGCATACGTCTTGCTAATTCATTTCCATTTTCCATTTGCTTCTTAGCATCTTTACCTTGTATAGATGTATCTGCATATATGTTAATCTGGCCAGTACTGGTATTCATGTTACTAGGCAATGTTATACCATCCGGACCGAAACGATTCTTAATGACGTGCCATCTACCTGTACCTGCCAATTTATCTTGCACCTTACGAGATAACGATATTACAAAGTCGGCTACCATTACCTTACCATATGATTCGGC